TCCGCGTTTTCGGGTACGTGAAGGCGGTTTTTGGGGGGGTCCGCGTCTGATCCACAGTCAGACGCGCTAGCCAACTGCGCTACACCGGCATCGTTCGTTCTTGGGGCCGAAATCGCTGTTTTCGAGCCCGTCAACGAGGATTCTACGCACTTCCCGTCCTTCCGTCCATCATCGGCTATCCGGTCCGTTTCGGTCCGTTTTGGGCCGTTTCGGTAACCCCCAGGTGCTAAATGCGATGCTAATTCCGGCGCCGCATCGTCGGTGCCCGTCGCCCGCAACACTTGGGCTTCCGGTACCGTCACCCGGATACAGGGTAGCTTACTGATTTCGCCCCACAGATCAAACAGGCTGAAGTCCTGGTAATTCCTCATCGTCACCCCTTGGGGTGCGTGTCGAGCCAGGACAATCTGCGCACGCGGGTCCACGCCGTATAGGCCGAGCCAGGAGACATAGGTGGTCCGCATCGCGTGCAGGTCCACAGAGCGTCCCTGTGCGTCTCTGACGGCAATCTGTGCGCGGTCCAGGTCGCCCGCCCGATACCGCTTGACCTTCTTCCCGTCCTTCAGCTTCACCCGGTAGGTACGCCCGGTCAGAGTCCCCAGGCTCGGAACAATCTTGAACACCCGATCGGTGGGCCGTGCGAAGTCCGGCTTCGCCTCCAGGAGCATCCGGCACAGGTCCGGGTGTATCGGCAGTTCGTCTGCCCGCTTCGCCTTCGTTGTCGCTGCCCGGAGACGGATTGCGGGACGGTCGCCCTCCAGGTCCAGGTCGCGCCATTCGAGCGCCCCCGCTTCCGATTTTCGCAGCCCGGTCCACAACAGCACCGAATAGAACAGCTTGCGGGGTCCGCAGACCTTCAACAGCCGGTAGGCTTCCTCCACGGTCAGCGCCCGGCGTTCCTTCCGGGTGTCGGCCCGTTCGTCCCGTCGCTCGATTTCGGCTACCGGATTCGCCTGCAACAGCTTCGCCGGTTTGACGCACCAAGTACCAACGGAGAACGCCGCTTGCCGGTAGGCATTCACCGTGCGCGGTGAGCGCCGGTTGTCTGCCAGCTTCGCCAATGCCCGGTCGATGTTCTCCGCATTGAACTCAGCCAGCTTCGAGACGTTGCCGTTCTTGAGGATCCACTTGGCATAGGCGAGCGTCTGCCGGGTGTGCTTCCGGCCTTTGCCACGTCTCCGGAGGTGTCGAGCGAATCGTGCGAGCACTACCCGCACAGGAAGCCGCGCCGATTCAATGTCCCGATCGACAAGCCCTACCGCCTTCCGGCCGATGTACTTCTGCCGATCGCGCAGCCATGCTTCGGCTACCTTCTTGTCGCGCACCCGGTCCCCGTTCTGCAGGACAATGACGTGATCTTGTTCTTCCCCGTCCGCGTCCCGGTAGCGAGCCCGGTAGTTCCCCGCGTACACCGTCCGGCCGGTCTTCCGGCCGAGCGACTTCCGGTATACACAGTCTCCGCGTCTCTGTTCATCGTTCATTGGGTTTCCCCTTTGTCCGTCCGTCGCCTTCGGCAGAATTCCTCCACGTCTGCCCTTGCTCCTTGTCGCTCTTGTATATCGCCACCATACACCCGGCGAAAAACCCGAGACCCGCGCCGAGAATCAGACCGAACACAAGAAAGAAAATACACCACGCCATGACAGGGCTCCCGGAGTAGTCCGCTCCCGTCTGGGCTTATCCGCTCCTGAGAGCGGTAGAGCCGTTGCCGGTACTCTCCAGGCGAGAGCGGAACACTCGGGGTGTTTGCTGTAGGGAATTCAGGATTCATAAGCGCCCGTCATCTTCCGGCATCCGGCCACGTCGTGTCAAGAGGAATCCAGGAAACGCCGTCTCGCACGTTCTGAGCGACTTTCCAGGGGTGCCCGGTACTCTGACACCCCGAAAACGCGCCACGGGCCTGTATGGGCTTTGTTCGGTCACCCTTTGAGCACCCGTACACGCCGAATGTCGCCCGGCTCGTCGTCGCAGTCATCCTCCAGGGGCGGAGGCGCAGGTGCGTCCCGCACGCCGATCTTCACCACTTCGGCCCCGTGAGCTAATGCGATCCGGTGGAACCCTCGAAACATCGGCGCATCTTCCATGCCCTCCAGGGACTCAATCGTCAGTTCAATCACTCGACGTTTCACGCGGGGTCGCCGTTGCTTGCCCATTCAAGAAATCGGTCAGCTTGTCCGGCCTGGGTGGTGCGGAGACTTCAATCCGCGTCCTGGACGCTGGGGTCATTCCGAACTCCGCACAGGCCCGCAACACGAACTCCCGAGCGTGTCGAAGCTCCCGTGCCTCCGGGCGGAGACGGACACCGCTCGGGTCGCCCTTCGGGTTGACGTTGTGCGTCAGCCCGTTCTCCGCGATGAAGCGCTCCGTGCGTTCGACGTCCGCGATTGCTTGGCAGAGTGTCGCCAGCATCGCCTGGTCGATCTTCGCCAGGACACGCAGGTCCATCAGTTGCGGGACAAGCTCGCGCCAGACCCTCCGGGCTTCGCCGGTCAGCCAGTTCGGCATTCGGGGCCGTTCCACCGGAGGGCTGGGCTGACCCGGATTCAGATTAGCCCGCCACGAGCCGCGTAGCTTCAAAACCGCACGCGGGGTCGGTTTCGGTCCTCGTTTCGCCATTTTCAATCCATCCTGAAACCTCGAAAACCCGTGCAGTTTTCTGCGAAGCGGGCACACGCCTTGCCAGGCCCGCCTTCGAGTGATTTTTCCCCCCTACCCCCTGGTCCCCCTGGTCCTCAGCGATCCCACGACGGACGCGATCAGGATCAGGCTCGACACACCGATCAGCGCCCAAGCCAAGCCGAACTCCAGGTACAGGCCCAGGCCCAGGCCGGCCAGGGCGAGCACTTCGACAATACCGCGTCCGATCTTCGTCTTGGTCATGGTCGTCTCCCGGAAGGAATACCGCCCGCGTTCGATTCGGGCGCCGCTCGGCTCGGCTTGGTCACCCGCATGGGTACCGGTGGGTCCAGCCGACAGGACAGACACTTCGCACCGAAGGTCCGGAGGGCCATCTTCAGCAGCGCTCGCATGATGGTCGGAGCGTCAGCCCGTGCCTTCGATAGCTCCAGTTCGATTGTGAAGGTCGTTCTCATGCCCGCCCTAAAAAAGCTGCGAATCGTGCGAATAGTGCGAACCGTTCGCAGTATTCGCAGTATTCGTATCTATTTTTTCTTGGGGGGTTGCGTCCGGCAGACTCCACAGGACTCGTTTTCCATCCTGTCTGTAATCCAGATTCAACGCTTCCTTCGCCCGGTAGATTGCGTCCTTCGTGATCCCCGCCGCGTCCGCGTTCTTCCGAATCTCGGCGGAGTCGGCTTCACCGTTGGCGAGCACCCCTCGCAGGAAGGCTTCGGCTGCCTCCCTCGCCGGTGCTGCCCGTGCCTTCCCTTGTTCCGGCTGATTCGCCTCGTCGGCTGTGATCTCCACAGGCCCTTTCCAGGCGACCCCATCGTCTCCGATTCGGAAGGCGAGACCGTCCGGGCGCTTGGCGTTCAGATTCCACTTGGCACAGAGCATCATGCGGCGATCATCGTCGGCCTTATCCCCGAAGGTCATGTACGCGACCCGTGCCGCGTTGGCGATCCCCACCGATCCTAGAATCCGCTCGATCGCATCACAGCCGGGATTGTTCGCCTTGCCGACGTGGGCGATCCCCAGGACGCACACCCGGTGCCGCTGGGCCATCTTCACGATGGGGCCGAGCGTGCTTCTGACTTCGGCGTCGATATGGGAGTTGACGGAGGAACCGTAGAAAGCGCCGAGCGGGTCCACAATCACGAGCTTGATTCTCGGATTCCGCTCCAGGGTGTCATCGAGAAACCGGTGGTGTTCGTCCATGCGGAACAAAACCACGTCGTCAGTGTCGCCGCCCGGTGGACGGATTCCCTCGAATTGAATGATGCGTTCGGGGTTCCCACCGCAACGGTCTATCCGCTCCCGGACGGTATCTTCGGGGTCATCTTCGCAGGTAATAAGCAGCGTCTCTGCCGTTGGCCCCGCTTCCCCATTGGGCCAGGTGCCACCCCGCGACAGAATCGAAGCGAACTCGACGCCCGCGTATGACTTCCCGGTGCCGCCTTTGCCACCCAGTAGAACGAACTTGCCCAACGGCAGTCGCCCAGGCCACAACCATTCGAGATTGCGCTTGGCGATCTCGGAATAACGGCGCACGACGGGTCCAGCCCTACCTTGACTGTGCCCGTTCCGAACCGCCGCCAGTTGTTGCTCGACGGCTTCGCAAAGGTCCGCTGATTTGGTGAGCGGTGCGAACGCTTCGTTCCGCAGCCGATCGGCCAGCCGGATCAGATCGCGTTTGTTCGCCGCCTCACGGACGATACCGGCATAGTGCAGTGCCGATGCAAGATCCGCGAAGGATTCAGCCAGTTCGATCATGTACGCTCGGCAGTCTTTCGGTGGTTCCTTCAGGATCGCGTGAAGGCGCGGCTCGACGGTGTAGAGTTCGATCGGTTCGCCCGAATCCGCCGTGTCGAGAATGGCCCGATAGATCGCGGAGTGATATGCCCCGATGAAGCAGTCAGGCCCGACAGACTGCCGGACGTCGTCCAGGGTCCACTCCAGGTCCGAACCCTTGCCACACATCAACATCGCACCGAGTAGGGCTTGTTCGACTTCAAGATTCTGGGGCAGTTCCCGGTTGTCCTTCATCGGGTGGCCCTCCGTGCGTGTCGGGCTAGGGTCGCTGCAAACACGCGCGCCCGCCATTCGTCACCGCGATTTACCGCCCGGATCAGGGCTTGCCAGATTAGCCACTTCATCGGGTCGCGTTCGGATTGACGCATCTTCGATTTTCCGATAGGCTGCATGGGCTTCAATCTTTTAGACCGCCGTGTGTTACGAATCGACCGCACGGCGGTTTTTTCCGCGCTCTAGTTCCCTGGATAGTCCTCACGCAAGTTGTAGTCCGCCAGTTGCCCGCTGGATGTCTGCACGGGACCGAGAATGAACCCGGTGCCCGCCTGGATGATTCGATTGTTGGCGCCCATCATCGTCACCAGTTGTCGAGCGTCGAAGTGCCCGTCTAGTGCGATGATCGGCGTGTGTTTGGCTGACGTGTCGGATTGCGTTCTGTAGGTGAGTCCGCCGCCAACGGTGACAATCGTCGTGCCGCTGTCGAACAGCCCCGTCATATCGAAGGTTCCGCCCACCATGAGAACGGAGGTTGTCCCTACCGGGTAGTCGGCATTGCAGACCACCTTGCCGCCCATGACGTACGTAGCCGTCGGAACGCTCGCGCCCGACCCGATTGTCAACTTGGAGTTGATACCCACGACGATGCAGATATCCCCGACCGTCCCGGTTGCCGGAATAGTGACATCCCCGCTTTTGATGAACAGCCCTTGTGTCTCATCGTCGAGTGTGACGTTGGCCAACGGGTTGTCGATGATCGCATCGCCCAGCCCGCCGCTGACCATCTCGAAATAGAAAGCGCCCGTACCTCGTACATTGAGCGCGGGCTTGGATGTTGCACCCGGAATCGCATTGAACTTTAGGGGGGTCGAAGGCCCGCCGATGCCTCCGCTGTAATTCTCCGTGAAGATCAGCCGGAACACAGTGTCAGCGCTCCGGTCTAGGTTCTGGGTGGGCGGTGACGCTCGACCGTCGAGAATGCCCGGATAGTGAGTCTGATCCGGTTTCTGATTCGACCAGTTGGAGTTGTTGTTCCAATCACCGTCCCCGAGCGTGTTCGTCCAAACCGTTTCGGACATAGTTATTCGCCTTTACCGTTCTCCATGAATCGTTCCAGCGTCTCGATCTTCCACCGCAGACCGCGCCCCAACCGAAGGTCCGGTGGAGGGAACCGGCCCGCCGCGATCCACTTGCGCACGGTTCGTTCGGTTGTGACCATGCGCCTGCAAATCGTTTGGATCGTCACGAGTTGTGGAAGGTCCGCGTCAGTCATCGTTCTAAATGCCGCCCCACTGGCGCCCGGCGTGATGGAACCGGACGCCAGGGGGCCGCAAGCGATCTCCGGTGACGCAATGGATGAAACGTCACCGCCAGGAGAAACCTACACACGCAAAATCTGCGAAGCACCCTGCTCGGCCGCGGTGTTCGGGCCGTCCTTGGCCCTGTGCAATTCGCACCACGCGGCCATGTACGTCCCCGCTGCGCCGTTGCCCGCCGTCGCCACAAGATCGAGATAGCGCTTGCGGCCGCGCAGGTCGATCTCGAAGATAAAGAACTTGTTGTCATCGGTCGCGCTGGGCAGTGTCGATGTACTTCCGTCCGTGTTCGTGCTGGTTCCGAAGATCAGCCCGGTCACGTCCGCGAACCCGCTGCCGGAAGCGTCTGACTCCTGCATCTTCAGCGCGACGTGCGCGATGTCGGTTGCCCCCACGTAGCAGCAGACGCGAGCGTACGCGAAACCGTCGGTGTCGATTTCTTCCGTAGTCCACGAAGCGTCATCGACGATCGCTGCGGGGTCAATCACCCGCACGACCTTGCATTCTTGAGCATGTACCACAGTAAGTCTCCTTCAGTTCAGCCGATAAACGGCTAGGAAATCGCGGTCAGCGAACAGAAAGCGTTAGAATCTTCACAATTGAAATCGCCCCGCCAAACGATTTTGATCTTCATTTGGTGACGGTCGAACGCCTCGTCCGCGTCCGTCGAGTACTCCAGCCGGGCCTCTTGGCGTAGGCCGATGATTAGCTTGGAGAAATCACCGACAATCGCATCGGTGTCCGGCATCGCGCTCGTCACGAACTTCGACAGCGCCGCCACGTCGGGGGGCGGAGACGCAAAGTGGTTTGCCTCCGAATTGACCTTCAGCGCGGCGAGCACTTTTTTGTTAGCGGGCGAAAGCACGTATGCGTTCGCGTCGTGGTTGTCGGCTTCCAACAGTTCGATCGCGTCGAGCAAGTTGTCCCAATCAATCGAACCCGAGACCGCGGACGTGTTGCCCGCGAACAGGAGAATCCCTTGCGGTTCTTGCGAGCCGGTGCCGCGCAACGCCCACTTGTCAATCTGCGCCGCAAGGCCCCGTGCCAAGGCGTCGTCGATTGCTTTGGCACCGTTCACGGCATCCTCCGCGAGTTCGCGCGAGAGTGTCACGACCGTGCCACAGGTGTGGGCAGTCAAGGTCAACTTGTCGAAGGTCACGGAACTCCCGGTGAAGCTGGCGTCTTCCGATTTCGCTTCGTAGGTGGCGTCTTCGGACACGCGAGCAATGTCGAGCGTGCTACTCGCCATCGGGATGACCTGACCGCCCGCCTCCATCGCCACGCTATTGGCCCGTGCCAAGTCAATGACACCGGCCGACAGCGGATTCGGCACGAGAAACCCTCCGCCGGGATTGGATACGGTGCTCATAGCGCCGACTTCGGCCTGACAACCACTCATGTCGCCGCGCATCAAGCCGACGATGTATCGCCCCAGGCTGAGGTCTGCCGGATCGGGGCCGTTCACGTCGACAAGATCGGCGAACTTCTCCCCGCGACCCAGCGCGATGACGGGTCGACCCGTCTTCCGATCGTAGCCGTAAACGCGGAAGCGCTTTCCGTGCCGACCTTGAACGGTGGGTGCGGAATGCGTCCGGTGCCCGCCGATGGGGCGGAGACCGATACCGGCCTGAAGCCGGTCGTCAATCGCCCGAAGCTCAGACGTGATTACTTCGATCCGAGCCCGGTTCTGGTTCAGGGTCGCCTTCTCAGACGCGGTCAGCCCGCGCCGCTCGCCGCCCGCTTCCTCCAGGGCCGCCTCGCGTTCCGACACTTCGTCGAGAATCGCGGTGTTGAGCGCCCGCAATTCGTCGAACTCCTTCTGGAGTGCATTCACCCTTTGCTCTTCGTCCATTTGTTTGTCTCCGTGCCGGTTGGGCGCCCATACGCAACGGGCACGAACCACCCGGCGATCTTCAAAAATCCGATCGCTTGGGGGATTCGTGCCCGCGACGGCGTTCACTTGTCCACCCTGCCGCTCGGCACGCCTGGGGCAACGGCTCCGGAAGGGCGCACCGAACGACTATTCAATTGTCGGCGGGTCGATTCAGTTCGTCCCCGCTATGACCTCGACGTGGTGGTGAATCGCACGACCCACCGCACGATCGAGCATAAGCTTTACAGCCCTCCGCTCGGAGGGGGTTGCTTCATCTTCGAGCCACAGCCGAGCCGCCCGCGCTTTGGCGATCAGGTCGGGTGGCGCGAACGTGTCATCAGCCAAACACCTTCCCAGCCGGGTAATGGTCTCTGCGCATTGCATGATAGTCATCGGCTGTCCTTCGGGCCGTACAGGTCGTTTCTGCAATCCTCGAACGTCCCGCCGCTCGGAAGCATCGCAGCCTTGCGCTCCTCGAACTTCGCACCCCACAGGGCACGAAGCCCGGCATCCAGGTTGCCTTCACCGAGTAGGCCCTTCAGCGTCGCAAGAATCTTATCGAAGTGCTCCCGCACTTCCGGTAGCACGTCAGCAGCGTTCTCCCGCCGATGCTTCGCAAACAGCCCCTCGACCGCATGAACGAGCCTGGAACGGAGGGGCAAGCGGTAGTGGTCGGCTTCGATTAGTCGCCGCGCTGTCCTCGCAAGGTCACGCAGCTCGTCCGACAGGATTGGGGACCGTTCAAGCTCCGCGTACTCCGCGTGACGGTCCTGAAGGGCTTCGACTGCCGCTTGCCATGCCTCGATGACCTCCACCGGCCAAACCGGATGTTTCTTCGGGCGCTTGACAGGTGGTGGAAGCCGACCCGACTTGCGCCACCGCTCGACCGTCATGCGGCTCACCTCAAGGTGCCCCGCCAGCTCCGTCGCGTTCATCACCTCGTCGGTCATCGCCGTCACTCCACGCGGCAATCCGCACAAATGGGCAGACCCTTCGGCCCTTGCCTAACTTTGTAACACCTGCCACACCCGCAAACACTAGCACGACCTGTAACGGCTGTCAAGCCCCAAATCCGATTTTTTTTCGGGTGCTGTTAGGGGCGCGATTTCGGCTCGTGCCCAGCCCCCTATTTCGCCGCCTCGACCATCGCCAGGATGCCAGCCCGGATCGGTGCAGGGAGACTGCCCCAAGCCTCGACAATGGCCACTAGATCGGGGTCCGGCCGCTCTCCGGGTGCTAAATGCGATGCTAAGGGGGGGAGCGAATCCGCGTTTTCGGGTACGTGAAGGCGGTTTTTGGGGGGGTCCGCGTCTGATCCACAGTCAGACGCGCTAGCCAACTGCGCTACACCGGCATCGTTCGTT